TGTTGGCATCTAAGAACGAGTCAATAACTTTTGCGTTTTGCTTGATATACTGTGTTGCTTCTTTAATGAGCGACTTACTCAAATCTATATTACCCTCAACCTTTACTTCAGGGCCTAGGATACATAGTGCTCCATTGGGATTTAGCCCTGCTGTATTTTTTAGCGGGGCTGGCTCTGCTGCGGTTCTTTCTTCAGGTGACCCAGCCACCTCTGCTGGGTAAAACCCATGAACTGCTAGCCCCGCTTTTCCTTGACCTACACGGCGGCCTAACTCTGATGTTTTGTCAATCTCATAAGTGGTAGTGCCCTCACCAAATATCCATCGCTTAACTGTGCTCTTGAGACCACCTGGCCACCACATCATGTCACCCTTGATAAACCCGCGGAAAGAAGGTGGAAAGGCTGACTCAACTATAGGCCACAGTTGGGTTATTTTTGCTAAGAATTCTGGGTTGCCGCCTTTTGCTGATTTTTGCGCCACGAACTCCTTGGCAGATTTATACATGCCGTCGTATCCTTTTGCTCCCCAACCAGCCATGTCAGTCATGATGAACTGCCCGTCATTGGTGCGCCCAGCATACAATCCAATCTGCCCATCCCATTTGATAGTCAGCACCTGATCTTTTTCCTTAGGTAAAGATTTAAAACTATTGATCACACGCAATGCGCCAGCACTACCCTCAAAGAAGATAATGTCCTCAGCATGGTTCATTCCCACTTCGTTTAACTTGAAGGTAGGCTTTCTTGACTCTGTTATTATTTCACTTATTTTCATAGCATGTAATTATGTTTGTTATTATCACCAGGTTTACACCATAGACCAGTATATGGACTCAAAATAGAGTTTTCACGCAAAATATTTTGTTCTGGGTAATGGTCGTATTTTTCTAATATCCAGCAATACCGTTGAACCTCTGAATCATCATCTCCAGGGTAGACATTGATATTAGAAGTTTTTGGATCTATAATATGTTCTGTCTTAGTGTCAAAAATCATTGGGTGTAATCCTAGTGCTGGCAATGTCGTTGTCCACAGTTTTTTACCAGCATAAGTTTGATAAATGTCACTCTGTATAGATTTCTTCAATGTTTCTTTAATGTATTTATAGAGTTGCCCCATCAGGTTTTTGCCTTCATGCGGCGGAAAAACTTGGGCATGCCTAGCCATCCAAACTTTACCATTTAACCGTGAGTGAAATCCAGCATAAGCGGCTACTTGTTTTTTATCATCAACAAACATTGCTACCCTGGCATCATCAAACTCAGCGTAGTATACAGTGAACTCACCAGCAACCCCCAACGGGCTTGCCATAGACAGGTAATGCTCAGCTGTGTATAGCGAAAAAGTTTGATCACCTACAAGCTCAAGCTCAATCTCATTTATTTTCATAATAGATTTTGTAAGTTCCTGAACCATTGTGCTGACCCAGGTTGAACTGATTCAGGCAAGTTGATAAGCCCCTTAGTAGCGTCAGCTCTAGCTTGAGCTAGCTTTTCTTCCTTGCGGGGGTCGTTGGCAAGAGCTCGCATAATAGATTTTACAGATGCCATGTCAGCACCTGTGGCTGCTGGATTTAACAGAATCTTGGCGGCGGCAGCTTTGTTATCTGCGACTACTTTATTGGTGGCACGATCTACCAGTTTACCTTCAAACGGAGAAAACTTTAGCCCAAGTGCCTTGGCTAGGCTAGAATACATGATGAACAGATGCCCACCCTTAAAATCTGGATCTTCATACTGCCCGGATGGTCCGTGCTGATGGAAAGGGGCCACTCGCTCTGCGTCTGGGATCACCATGACGTCAACCTGAACGAAGGTTCCGTCAGGCACTGGCATTCTCACGTGAACGTTTCTGCCAGTTAGTGCTGCTTGAAATCCCTTATCGTTTACATACTGTTTAAACCTGACTTTGGCAATCTTGTCGTCAGGTGCTTTGAAAAAGTTAGCTATTTTTCCTGCGTCAACGAATACATCCATGTCACCAGATTGAATCTTAAAGCCAGCACTGCCAATATGAGGGACAATGTTTATGCCAGGTGGCATCAAGGACTGGATATTTTTAATCAGTCCCGGAACAAACTCTTTCTTGATTGGGGATACATCGTCAAACACATTCCCGCCTTCAGTAATCATCGATTCTAATAGTTTGTTTGCCCGCAAACGAATAGACTCGCTTTGTGTTCCTTGGGCTTTTTGCTGTCTTGCTGCAGCAATAAGTTTTAACGTTGCTTGATCTCCACGTTTAACCGCTTGTTCATACGCTGGGGTAAACTCATCTTTCATCGATGCTGGATCGACTGCGGGTTGCGGTGCGGCAGGTTTTTGCCCAGGTGTTTTTACTTCAATGTCTTCAGCATCGGCATTAGTTGCAGCGTATTTGCTTGCAGGTGTTGCTGCTGGCGCAGTCAATCTAGGTTGCGACGGTAGCTGCGGTTGCGGTGGCCGTTGAGGTTGCTGTGTAGCAGGTAAGTTTGATTGCGGTGTCGGTGCTGTTGGTTGCTCTTGAGTTGGTTGCTCTTGACCTGGTTGCTCTTGTTTTGGTTGAACTACATCTCCATTATTGCGAGCATAAGTTGCTTGTTTAATATATTCTCGCACAGCTTTTGAATCTGTTGTTTGTAACTCCAAGTCACTTGAGTAATCTTCACGGTAATACTGATTCAAAAATCTGTCAAGATATTTTTTGTATGCTGCAGGATCTGCTTTAACTGCATCTGACAGAGTTGGCAACTTATTGACTTCCCACCGTTTAATGGTTGAAGCTGTTACATTATTGACTATTTTATTCCCCATATTCGCATGAGTAGTAGGAGATGACCCATACGATGCTGCACCTTTTGCTGATTTTACTGCATTTGCTGTAGCAGATACTGCGGATGATGCCTTATCTTTAAGAGCAGTTGCTCCTGCTTTAATTGAGTCCCAAAACCCTTCGTCAACTATTATATCATTTACTTTCATTTTTAATCCTTCTTAGTCCGCGAGTAAACTTAGAAGCGTCTTGACCCCTAATGCTGTTCAACAATCGTCGCTCTAGATCAGCAGCTACTTCAGCATTATAGTTTTCACGCAGGGTCTGAATCAGGTTGATGGCGCCTTGGATGATGTGCGTTGCCCTGCTTTCCAGCAGGTTTTCTCTATCACGGTGAACCAGCAGGTTATCCAGCTCGTCTAGCAAAGATCGTGTCTTTTTCTGCAAGAAAATACTCCAGTTTAGTTGTAGTATTTATGCCATTCTAGATCAAAACTATTTTAACTGTGACTTGAGGCTTGACAGCATGTTAGAAAGTTTCTTAGACTGGATATCCGCCACTGGCGGCTTCTTAGCTGTGATTTCACCAGTGTCACCATCGAGTGACTCCCCTTCCTTCACTATCTTAGACCTAGTCTTCAAGCTACTAAGCACTGCGGCGGGCAGTTTGCTCATTGGGGAATCACTTTCTTGTTCTCCAGCGTCTACAATGCGCAGACTTTCTACGTCGTAGACTAGGTCAACCTTCGTCCCAACGCCTGAGCTACTACGAGTCTTCAACAGTTGAAGCTGATATTTGCCACTTTCACGCATTGCCCGTGAAGTAAAGATACCAAACACATTGTCAGCAGTGTTGATCTTTGAAATACCACCCGAGATGTGGCTGTGATCAAACTCTACCTCGTCAACTGCATTTCTGTTCAACTGTGAAGCGGTTATGAATAATACATTCAGCTCTTTAGCTAAGTTCCGTAGCTCTTCTGACACATATTTGTCTTTAACAAACAAGTTTTCTGGAGATACTTTTACCCCAACTGGCATAAGCAAATCCAAATAGTCAACCATCAAAAAGTCAACCTTAGAGGTAGTCTGTATCTCAAACTCTTTAATATACGCCCTAATGTCATTTACTGTGCTCTGTGCTGGCATATATTTTATCTGGAACTTTCCAGCTTTTTTACCAGCCATTCTAATCTTGAGCTCTACGTCATCAAGATTCTTGAAAATGCTCTTCGTGCTGCAGTTTGCCACCATTGCGTCAATACGCATTGCTGACAGCCCCTCGCTCAACTCTAGTGTCAGGTATAGCCCATTCAACCCTGCTGAAAACCAATTCACGCTAATGTTTTGCATGAAAAGTGATTTGCCCGTATTGTGACTGCAAATATCATTCGTGTAATATCTATGATTTTTATGGTTAACTGCTAAATCATATACCTTGGTCGATTTCTTAATCTGATCGATAACCACGATCGTGTCATACCCCTCTTTCGATAATAATATGTCGTTTACTGTTAAATCTTTTGCATAGTGCCACGTTAAATCAGGCTTCTGAAACAAATGATCAAAACTAGCTTTAACTTGTCGCCCAGAAGCGAAGGTAAAGTTGTACATAATATCTTTGATTTTTTCAACGCAATCAGTAACAGGAACCCACCCGTCTGGACTTGCCACTAATAGTTTCTGATCATTTACCTTACCACTAAGTGATCCGATCGGAACTTTTTTTGGTTGAGTAAGTTGATACAACTCATCAACGGCAGAAGTATTACTGTTAAGTAATGACAACTCAGCAGCTGAATAAAATTGACTAAGCCAAGTAATTTTTTCTTGTAATTTCATATTTAAAATTTCCAGTATTCCAAAAACGATTATATCCATTATCTACCATATTTTGCCATTCCGTTAGATTGGCATCGTAAACATCAAGTTGGGTGCTAAGTTTATGTTTTTGAAATTGTAATCTATTATACACTATTCTATTCTTAAAATACAAGTAAGACGGTGGTGTTTCTCCCATCAATGTGAATCCAAGGGAATCGTAAACATTCCCTGCGCTAATATCTCGATCTGCGTATGTGATTACACGGTCAACTGTATTAGAGCGTATGAAATGAGTCAGCAGTTTGCTTGCGCCACCAACAATTAAATGATGTTTGATTGACGCAAACCGCAATAACTCGTATTCTGTGTTCAAATACCTGGATTTCCCGAAACCCATAGCAGAAACTAATATTCCATCGCTAAACAATCCATATCGAATGCTAGCATTAACTTTGCCTTGAATATGGTTTTCTCCCATGAACTCAGAAAATTGAGCAGAAGATATACTTTTAACTTGAGTATTCCTTGCACTTATTTTAGATGTTATTATTCCCAGTCTGGCAGATAGCATGCTAGTTAGCAAATCTAAATTGTCATCAAATTGGTAGTCCCACAAATGAAGTAACCTGATTCCTTTAGAATCACATATTTTTGTTTTTCCTAAATGGTAGTCCTTTCCTTTGCCCATTAACTCACTATGCCAAAAAATGCCGTTGCATTCAATTGCCATTTCTTTCTCCGGCAGGTAGAAATCCAATTCTTTCCCCGCCAAAATTGATCTATTATTTTGTTCAAACTTAATATTATTCTTTTTAAGAAATTGGGCAATTATATCTTCATATTGATTATGCCGTTTTTCGTAATCAATTAAATTCATTGCGTATGCTCTGTTTCGAACAGTAGTTGCCGCAAGATTATATTTTTCGGCTACTGCGTTAATAGTATTGCCATGCAACACATCAGCAAATGAATCTGGGTGCTCCATGAAAAACTTCACTTCATCTGACCAATGACTTTGCGATGGGTGACAACCAAATTTTTCAATCATTGTTTGTGACGCTTTGCCGCGATTATTGAAATTTTCATCGCCATATTTTTCAAATTTAGTAAGTTTGCTTTTTTTCTTAACTTCCTCAATCTGAAACGGATTCATGCCGTCATACAACTCGTTCATTTTAGTTTTAAACTCAGCAGTGCAAAAGTAAGAAGGCACCCCATAATGTTCGATCATTGCGGATCGCACCTTGCCCTTAACTTCATCCAATGAGCTCGTATGCTCAACGCCGTAGTTCTTCAAATTAGAAATTTTCGTTTTCTCAAGTCTAAGTTGGGTGTTTTGTTTGCTTTTTATTCCAATTTTTTTCTTAGTAGAGTCTAATTTAGAGATATTGTCAACCCCATATTTCGTAATAATCGATTGAGAAATGATGTCAGTTCTTTGAAAAATATTCTGAACTCCATACTTCTGTATGGTCGTAGTTATACGTTTTTGCTGAGTTACATTACTTTTTTTGCTGCAAGATGCAGAGCAAAACTTTGAAGTTTTCGCAAATGATTTGTGAGATCGGATTGTGGTTCCACATTCAATGCATGTTCGCTGCGTTATTTCACCCGCTAGCAAGTAAGATACTCTCGTTAACAACGGTGCTGGGTAATCTAAAAATTTTGTATGTTCAAATATTGAGCAAGCAATTTCCTCTGACATGCGTTTTTTTGAATTGAACCCGTTGTTTTTAGTTACGAACTCGTGCAGCAGCAAATCTCTTAATGTTTGGTAAGATAACAACTTCAACCTCCGTGTCAGCAGTTACACATCCTGAACCTCCAGCAAATATATTTAGTTCACCACGGTTCATTCCCCCAAACAGTGCTCGATCTAAGCTAGCCCAACCAGTGCTGATTTGACCATTGCTTGATTTAATCTCCATCAACCTTTTTCTAGGGTCAGCAAAATAATCAGTGCCCATGTCTTTAACTAACCCAATCTGAACTGCATCTTTGATCAGTTTTTCCACTGGGTCGTATTCGCCCTTTTCAAGCAAGTCAGCAGCCTTCAAGATTGCTCGCTCAAGTTCCATTCGTTTACTAAATCCCTCAAACTCTTGCAAGAACCAATCATAGTGACTGTCATTTAACTCACCTGGTGGCGCCAACTTAGTTCCGCATACAGCATTTATCTGTTCAAAGGTGGGCATAGTTTTATGCTCATCCGTATGCTCTTGAATAAACTTAGCTGGTGCTTGCATAGCCCGTGAAAAGTTTAATGGGTTGAAAATATTTTGCACCCTAACATAACTCGTCGGCGATTGCAGAGCCATCTCCAAAAATAACTTCTGCACATCTTCCGTATAGTTTTTAATAGCCATATTTCTTTCTCAATAGTTTTATTTTAAGCGGATTATGCTCAACCGCATCAACGATTGCTTTCAAGGCAAACAGTTTTCCGTATTTTACAACTGCATCGTTAATGTCGGTGCAGGTCTCTGCCCACACTGGAAAGCTCACTCCCCACCCGTTATTAAGTGCCACATCTATTAAGTTCTGCCCGCTATGGTTCCAATCTGGCACTACAATGATTTCCTTGTTGAGACTTTCTATGATGTTTACTTGTGTTGCGGTCACGCTTGAATGCATTACTGCGACTCCGTCAATGCTCATTGCGTCAAACAATCCTTCACACACAATCACAAACTGCCAGTTTTGCTGCTGTTTGTCTATGTTAAACACGAACCCATTGTCAACTCTTGTAACATACTTTGCTGATGCATCATCACTCATCGCCCTTGCCGAGTATCCAATAAGCTGACCTTTCCAGTAGAACGGAACAATAACACGAGTATTTAGCTGCTGCTCCTTGGCGTTGGTAAGATAGAACTCATATTTTTGCAGGTTGATTTTTCTCGCGTAAACATATTCCACTGCTGCGGACAGTTGATGACAGTTAGCCCAATCTCCTTTTAACTCATTCCACTCTGCTATTTGCATAAAGCTCATTGAATCTTCAGGGAGAGGCTCTGGGGTAAAGTTAATATTTACGATATCTGCTTGGATCGACGGAGCAATAAGCCCCAGCATTTCCATCTGCTCTTTTTCTCTGATGGATTCAATGACCAGCCGTTGTATTTCTAAATCATCAACATTTAGCCATTTGAGCAGTTTCCTGAACTTATGCCCCATTGGCTGCCCAGGTGTATATCGTGTGCTAAAGTTGCAGTTGAAACAAGAGTAAGAGATTGAGTTGTCAGTATTTACGATAACTCCACCACGCTTACGTGTGTCTACTGTCTCGCCGTTATGAATACAGCAGACAGCATTATTTACAATCCAGCCTTTGACATTACGTTTTCCGTGCCAGTATTGGAGGACAGTATCTTGTATTATATTAGAAAGCATAGTGCATATTATGCACTATGCTTTAGGGAAAGTAAAGCAGTTTGACTAAAGATCAAGCCCAGCAAAATCAGTTGTTGCCCAAAAATCGATTTTTGGCACCTGGGTTATCAAACTCATTGAATCGTTGCGTGTCCTCAGCCTCCAATGGCATAGACTCGGTTTCTACCGAAACATCAAAATACTCCTCAAGTATCATCTCAGCGTCAGTCCCAGACACAATATTGACATCGATCCCGCCGGACAAAATTTCATCACCCACGATATACCACCCTTTCTACTGTTCCAGTCACTGGAGTAATCACAAAACGGATACCAGAGCTGATTCCTTCCCAGTTATGGTAATCAGTCGTTGTTTGATTAGCATACGCAACGGAATCAATGTTAGCCCAGCTTACCGAAACATTCGCGCTCGTTGTTCCGTTTGGTTGTAGCTCGTCCAGTGTCGATTCGATGTCAATGCTGCCCGTAAAGTTGTTAAAATAAAACTGGGCAGTATGCGACAACCGCTGATCATGTGAATTGCTGCCAGTCAATACAGCACTGGTGATGATGGGTGATACAGCGTTGGTTGGAATGCTAACCTCAATGCTATCACGCACTGTGGGATAATGCCCTGCCTTTACAATCAACTCGCCACGAACGTCATAGTTGTCGTCAGCGTAAACTACTTGCTGCTGGCCAGTGGTCGGATCAGTGACTGACAAGCTATAGTTGTAATATTCTTTGCCCATATCCATCAAATCTTGCTCTTTCAATGTCACAACTACCACCCCGTCCACCGAACTACCCACAACAGTTGCTTGAGTAGTGAATAGAACTTCTCCAAGCTCTTCATCAAGAACATTCATCGCTATGTCCCAACCATCAACATTCACTGGTTTTTGTTCAGAGTTCTTAAATCTAAATCTAATAATGTTGTCCACGC